CACCAATTTCTAATCCTAGATTATATCTAGCGTTAGTAGCGTTAGTAGCACCAGTACCACCAACACTAACTGGGATAGATCCACCAGAAATACTAATACTACCAACAGCGAGATTACCTGAAAACGAACCAGATGTTCCAGATAGTGCTCCAACCAGAGTTAGTGCATTTAAAGTAGTATTACCAGTTGCATCACGTGCAACGATAGAACTTTTATCCGTTGGTACAGGTAGAGTAGATAACGCAGACAATCCATCAAGAAAGTCTGAATCTAAACCAGATCCTGTTCCGTCAACTGTTTTTATCTTTGTTAAGATATCCGCAGCATTGTAACTAGCTGAATTTAGCTTAGTTGCTAACTCGTCATTTAAGTTTGTAAAGTTAGCATCTACTTCTACGTTGGTAAGGGGAGAACCTTTGGTAGTTCTTAAGACTAATGTCGCCATTATTTTTCCTTTTGATTCAGCGAGCGTTTAACAATGTTTTTAGCATTTGTTTTATATCAGAAAGCTCTGATTTAATATTATTTATTTCTACGCCCTGCTGTGCAATTGTAACTTTTTCTTCTTGAACAGCGTTTCTACGATTAACATACTCAGCGTATGCAGACATATTAGTGTTCACGATGGCATTAGAAGTAGTATCTCTAACTAAGTCATCGTGACCAGAAACTTTTAGTATTTTCATATTATGCGCAAGCAATAATTCTCAAGTCTTTAATTCTTGGGATAGCAGAACTATTTGTTGACTTCATAACCAATTTGACTTGAACTGCATCAAAAGGTACTAGGTTAGTCAATGAATAATCTACGTCGTAGAAAGATTCGTTTCCATTCTCAACCTTAGTTGGGGCAGAAACGGGACTTGCTAGAGTATATTTAGTCTTATCTAAAGTTCCTGTAGAACCAAGAGAAGTCTTATAATATACAAGAACATCAGATTGGCTAGGGATATTTGCAGCAAATCTTACTTTTAAGAACGTAGAAGGTAATGTAAGTTTAACAGGTTTTGTAACATACTTGGAAGCAGAAGATGAACCGACAGGGCTAATATCATCCGTAAACAAGTTAATTGAATCAACAGTAGTTCCTGAAACTGCAGATTCACTAGTGAATGTTACACCAGAAACTGTAATAACCCAAGTGCTTCCTGTAGTATTTTGTACATCAGTTACTAGGAATTGTCCGTTATTTCCAGCTGTAGTAGCGGAAGTAACACGGATAAAATGTCCAATTCCAATAGTCTTCATTAAGTCTGTAACAGCAGTAACACTTGAAGTAATGGTAGAACCTGAGAAACTAAATGCTCCAGTTGCACCAGTAAATACAGTGATAAAGTCTACTGGTGTTACATTGGTATTTGTGTTTGTAGCCGAGTTAATTCTATTTGAAATCGCAGTCAGAGACATACGCTGAGTATCTAACACAGGAGATAATGAATCATTGGTTGAAGACATATTAACAGCAAATGTCAACGACTTATTACCACCAGTAAAAGTATTCTCATTAACTTCAGAAGCAACAACTCTAGGGCTATACACGTAGTTATTTGAATTAGCCAAGCAATCCAAGAAACTAATATCCTGAGCATATGGAGCTTCAGATCCATCTACTGATTTACCTGAAGTAGTTTTAATTCCATACGAAACAGAAGTCTCGGAGAAACTTTGAATTTGAGCTGCTGGTTGGAATGCATCGTACTGAACTTGACCAGTGGCACGAACTGTACTACCACCAAAATAACCAGTAGCAGTAGCTGTTGCAGTAGTGCTAATAGTATACGAGTCTAAATCAATATTTGTAACAAACCAAGTTCCATTTAATTGGTTTGCTGGAATACCGTTTAGTGTGCCAGAAACGCCAGTTATAGTTACTTTAGCATTATCAGTTAATCCATGATTCTGCTGCCATACACGTACAATATTTGACCCAGCAGTCATTTGGAACGGATCTTGTTCTAGAGTAGTGTATGGAAGTACATCATTTACAAACTGAACTGTACCAACAGCACTAGTGTCAAACTTAGCTTTATAGATTGTAAACTTCAAATCTTGAGTTTGATCAGCTGTCCAAGTAGAAGCATTCTGTGATTTAAACAATGATCCAAGATATGGTTGTTCGGAAATAGTTCTAGAAGTTCCTGGAACAGCATCGCCCAACTGAGAAATCCAAACATTATAATTGTTGCAATCAGACATTAAAACGATTGCATATTCACCCATGTCTTGAACGTAAACTGGTGATGGGAATACAAAAGATGTTGGTGTATCATAAGAAGGAGTAGCTACGCCATCTAGATCAACAGTATTTGTTGATAATGCAACTTGCTCTGGCTTTAGGGTAACTCTAGAGAACGGTAATACACGTTTTCCAGGATAGCCATTTACACACTCACGGATTTCCATTGTAACTGGAATATTATTATCTTTAGTAGCAAAAAACACATCAACTTTAGTTAAGAATGCACCACCCTTATTATCAACCAAGAATGATTGTGCCAGAGGATCCCACCAACCTTGTGCTACAATACTAGTTGAATTCTCAATAATTGTTTGGGTGTCTTGAACAGCTTCTTGAACCAACTCTGCATTACGGACTGCATTAACTGTTGCTTGTTTAGTTTCAACAATACCTTCAGCACGATAATTAGTACGACCACGAGAAGTAAATGCACCAGTAGCTAGTGGAACATCAACTAATTTTAACTCTCTGCTACCAGTACGGAAACGAATAGATTCTGTGTTTGGAATATTGAATATTAAATTAACATCACCATTTTGGTTGGTTATAATGTTACTTCCTGCAGTAGCAATAGTTCCTACGCTGGTAATTACACCAACTGTGTTTGATACAGAACCAGTGAATGATTCACCATTCTGGAAAGTGCCGATAATATTTACAACGTGAAGTGTTTTAACCCAAGTAGCTGAATTTAATGGATCAACTTTATTAAGATCAGATCCAACAATAACTGCAGTAGCATTAGAAGTTACACCACGAATATAATCACCACGATTTAAACAAACTTGAGTGTCACCATTAATACGACGAGCAGTTTCAGTGGCAACACCACCAACGTTGGTATCAGTATCAAATACTCCAGTAGAAGTATAAGTGATTTTAGTGGCTGGTGTGCAATAAGCAGAAATATCTACGTTATCAAAGAATGGGTAGAAACGTGTTTTTGGTTTTAATCCACGGATTTGCACTAGAATATTTCTGGAACGAATGTAAGGGATTACTGCAGTTGACAGTACACGATCAGAAACAATTTGATGGTCTACTTTAGGTACTAATGAAGTTTTAATACCAGTTCTAGATTGACCAACTTCAGTTGCAAAGGTTTCTCTTATCTGCCAAAATCCTCTACCAAATCCACCAGAACGTCCTAGAGAAACAGGAGTTCCACTCCACTGAGTTTGCCAAGCATTCCAAACTGTGCCAATAGCACCAGCTTTTTCAGCCAAGATAGACATTGTGCTAAAGTTTCCGTCAATGTTATTAATAATATCTGGGCGACGATCTACTTCAAACCAATCATCAGTTTGTGGATTTAGTTTAACATTACCTAAGAAAGTAAATACTGCAAATGGGTTAATATTTTCTGTACGAGAAGCAAAATTTTGTTTTACTAACTCAACGTTTTCTAGAATAGGTAAAGTAATTACATCAGAATGTTGTTGATAGAAAGCAGCTGCTCTAGCAGCTGGAGTAGATGCTCGCTCAATCAAGTTTACATTACGCATAGAATAGAATGGGCGTAACTCACCATTCTCCATATCAATTGCGCAACGATAATCAGGAGAACTTACTTGACCAACACTATGGCCAGTAAAGTTATCTACAGTAAAACCATTTTTAAATCTGTTTAATCCAGAACTATCTGTAATTGTTAAAGATTCTGTTTGTTGTTCAAGTAAAGATAAAGAAGTGTAGTATTCAAGGTTATCAATACGCTTTTCTAGTTTACCAATATCACGCATTGTATAACGACGATTATCAACACTCTCAACAAGAACATCGTTTATATCAAACGTATATGGGTCAAGACGTAGTTTATACAAAACCATACCAGTGGCTGGATCTTCAGGATCTCCTGGACTTAGTGAAGATGTTCCAGAGATACTAAAAATTTCTCCATTAATATCTATGGCAATTTTTTCATTTCTGGCAAGATAGTAAGTAAAGTCTGCACTAATAGTAGAACCACGTTTTGGTAACAAAGTTACTACAGAGAAACTTCCATTATCATCCATGCGTGGACGGAAGTCTAAACCATCACGCAACTCGGTGGGGATAGAAGTGTAAGGAATAGTTGCTGGGAATGAATTAACTGTGCAGTAGTCACCACTAGTATGAGTGAAATACTCAAAGGTAACTCTAACAGGAGCCGATGGAGGAGCGTAAGTATCTTTAAGTAGAATTCTACCTAGATCATAGTGAGTGCTGCGTTGTCCGTTATCAAAATCATAGCGATCGCTAATATCAATGCTGTATGTTCCAGATGGTGATGCAAAAGATCCAGTGTCCATCATAATGCTGTTAATTTTCCAACAATCAGCTTTACCTAGAGAAAGAACTTGCGCAGTGGCAACAGTTGCTGTAGTAAAGGTAGTAGTTGCACCAATCACATGTGTTTTACTTTTCTCAGTAGAACCAGCACCAGTTTTTTCAACAACAGCAATAACAATACAAGTTACACCATTTAGTGGCGCACCAACGTTAATAGTTGCACTTGATCCAGCAACAACAACTGTGGCTGGAACAATATCACCAGTATCGTTTCTAGCAACAATAAAATTGCCAGTTACAGTACCTGAAGCAAAAGTTCCAGAAGAAGCATTAATAGTTAAAGTTCCTGATGCTACTACACCAGTAAAGTAACCAGTAACACTATACCTAGTATCATTTGTACCAAGTGCACTTCTTACAGATTTAACTGTTGGGTAAGGTAATTTAAAGTTAGTACTTTCTTTTGCTGCATCTATAATGGTGGTTTCTATTAAAGAAAATGCAGAACCAGTAACAGTTAGTGGTGTTGCAGCATCTAGTGTTAAAGCATTTTGTGATGCAATAGCTGATACCAAGTGATTAGTAGTGCCAACTCTAATATAATCACCAACTACTAAATCTGTTAAAAATGAAGTTCCAGTACCTGTAACTGCAGTTCCTGCAGCAGTTACAGAACCAATACTTGGTGTAAGGGTAGGGTTAATATCAGCAGTAAAACCAGAAGAAATTGCGGCAATTTGTTTAACGTGACGATCGAAAGACTTACCATTAGTCATTTCAATATTGTATAAGAACAATTTGTAAGTAGCTGCAGTATTTCCTAATACACCATTATCGTATTCAATGGCACGAACACGTGCAGTTCCAATAGTAGTTCCAGCTGGAGTACCACGAGTTGCTGTTATTCTATCTTGTAGGGTAACAACTTGATTGGTTGTAATTAGTGGGAGCTTTGTCAAATTAGTAACAATTACAAATGCACCCATCTCAGCTGGTGTAAATGCATTATCTGCTTGAACAAAGTCACGTGCTTTATTAATAGCAACATATTCGGTGGCGATCTTTTCTATCTCATATCCACGAACATATGCTTTACCTGGCTCTAAACCAATAGCTAATTTGTTTTCATCACCAGTTTTAAAAATACCACGATTATATGTTGGAGTTGTTGTCAATTCCCACTGGATACCAGTAGAACCTGGACCATCATAAGCAGTACCACTAGTATGAACTGGTGCAGTTGTTACAGAAGTTCCACTATTCTTAGCTACGTAGATTCTTCCAGCATTAGTAACTACGTCACCAATTAAGAATGGTGTATTTTGAACCCACTGACCACGATCGTTTGTACGATGTTCGCGAACATCAATATTAAAATTACGAATAGTATAATCACCTGACTCATCATAAGTACGACGAGCCATAGTTTCTTCAAGAATTGAGTATTCTGTTCGACTTACGATTTTTCTGTTTACGCCATCTTCAATACGTAACAATTCAATAAAATCTTTATCTGCAACTGAGTTAAGAGGTAACTTAGCTAATTGTAAATCGATATAATAGCGATGTGCTCCAGGTGCTGCAAAGTTGTAGCTATTTTGAGCATTATCTAATAAAGTTTCATCATCTTCTGGAGTAACAGTTGATTCTGTTACTTGTAGACCAACTCTAAAAGATGGAGTAGTGCCATATTTGTCAACTACTAGAGAATGATCATCAACCAATACAAAGAAATTGTTAACATAGTAAATACCACGTTGAATAGAAACAATTGTTCCCTGTCCAGTAGAATCTACAGCTTGAGCTTGAAACGAATATAATCCATCTGAAGTAGTAATAACTTCTTCATTGGCAAAAACTTTGGTAGTATTATTGTTGCCAGAACTAGTATAACGAACATAAATTGTAGTAGGCTCAGTACTTTGCTGACTCTGAACCTTAATAATTTCTGCAGTAAGTCCCTGATTTGCGCCAGTAACAGTTTTACCTTGTAGTTGGCTAATAAATGTTTCTACTGCAACACCATTGTATAGTGGCTGTAGTTTAACATAATTAGCACTGGTGTCAATTGAAATTTGACCAGGAACAACCATCGAACCTTGTTTAAAAATGTGATTACCGTGACGAGCAATCTGATTCTGTAGGATGGTTTGTAATTGAGTTAGTTCTCTAGCTTGAACTGCAAAAGATGGACGAAATAGGATTCTATAGAATTTACTATTTTCATCGTAATCGTCATTATACGGCTCTGTGTTAAAATCTATCATTCTTTTTGCTCTATTCTAGTTAAGTTTCTACTACTATTTATTAGAATTTAATAACAGTTCTTAAAGTAACTGTTTGATCTGCTGTTGGTGTAAATGCTTGCTTATTATCAATAAACAACAAGTCACCTGAATATTTATCTGCTGTTGGAAGAGTCACTCCATTAATACCGAATGTTTGAGATGCTTCATTTGACATAACACCACCTGTAATTGGGATACCATTATCTAGAGATTGCACTAAAGCAGAATTTGCCGTTAGGTTGACAATTCTAAAACGAGTGTTATTTGTTGATAAACGAATTATCATATCTTGACTAAATTGAGCTAAATTAATGCTTCCATTAATAACAAAACAAGTAGAAGCCAAAGCTGAATTTAAGTTTTCTGTTCCACTATAAGTTCTTGGATTTTTAATAATACCAATTTGACGGAAGTCATTATTTACATCAAACCCTTGATTTTTATCTTTAGATACGTTTGTGTAAAACATTAATGATCTTGTGTATAAACCATTAATTGAATCTTTACCATGACCACCAAATGGAGTAATAACAGCACGTGCCTTAGCTCCGTATCCGTTACCAGTTATAATAACTCTAGCCCAACGATATCCTTGACCATAGTTAGTTATATTAATTTTAATAACACGACCAAGTGAAAGAACAGCTTGTGCCGTCGCACCAGTCCCATCGCCTTCAATAGTAATTGTAGCAGCTGCATATCCAAATCCACCAGATTGAACTTTACAAGACATAATTCTACCATCAATAGTTAGTAGTTCAGTATTGGCTTGTAATGTAGAAACGTCGCCTGGAGAAAGATCAGCTGTTAATTCTGCTTGTGTACCATTTCCAGAAACTGTTAAGTTAGCGTAAGTATAACCAACCCCACCATCATCAATCTGAACACCAACAATTTGACCACCAGACAATAATGGAATTAGTTTCGCTTCAGATTTAACACCACTAAAATACGCAGATGCACCACCACCACCAGTAAAACTAATATTTGGTAGAGATGAATAACCAGCACCATAACGCAACACAGCAGTACCAGTAGCTGGAAAGCCTACATATGATAATGTGACAGTTCCATTAGTTGCACTACCAGAAGTATGAGTAGGTGCTGATGATCCTGATGTTCCTGCAACAGTTACGGTGTAAAGTCTATTTGAAGCAAATATTTGTTGACCAACTGTGTACGCAGTTGTTGCTGCCCAAGTAGTTCCAAATTGTACTGCTGGAACACTGGTAAAGCCATCACCAGAATCTAATACAACAACTTTTTGCACTGATGTGCCAGACATAACTGCAGAAGAAACAATACCAGAACCACCCCCACCAGTATATGTAATAGTTGGTACTGATGTATAACCAAGACCACCTGAAGTCATATTAACTTCAAGTAAGCTACCAATAAGATTAATTGCAGTAACGCTACCACCACTAACAGTTGCAGTTGCTCTGGCTGTTGTACCGATATATTTTAACGCAGCAGTTCCACTGGAAACAATACCAGATTTATGAGTAGGTGCTGGTGTAGCAAAAGTTCCAGGTAGTGTCACTTCATATATGTTAAGACCATGGTAAAACTTCTGTCCGAGTAGAACTTGCACATTTGCAGTCCATATGTTACCTGCAAATGGTGGATCAATAGTTACTGTTGCAGTGGTAAACCCAGAACCACCATTAACGATATTAGTTCCTGTAATTAATAATGGGTCACTGGCTCTGCTACCGTCACCAACTACTGAAATGCTCGCTGAAGTATAATCCTTACCAGCTTTATCAATTCTTACGTTTTGTATATTACCATTTGAATAAAATTGACCACGCAATGCAGTAACTACTGGCATATATGCATCTGTAAAAAACTTATTGCGTAGTGCAATAGGTATTGAATACATATACTTCCAAATATAACCATCTGGCATAGTTACAGGGTCAACTGTTGTACCAACTGGTTTATATGTAGATTGAGCATTATTATTGTTATCTAAACATTTATATACGTTAAATTCATCAGTCAATACATAAAAATTAGCATCTTCCATTCTTTGTACGCCAGAGAATGCTTTAGGTAAAATAGC